GGCGTTGCCTTGAAAGGCTACAGCCCAATTCTTCTTAAACCGCAACGTTTTCAAGGAATCTTTTGATGCGATATGCAATATTGTCTATAGCGATATTATTGAGTAGCTGCACTTCAGTACAGCAAGTGATTGATAATAAAGAAATTTATTGCTCTCAGTTTTATAAGGGCGTTCGAGCAGTCGGTCGAAGTGCATTATCTGCGACAACGGGTGTAGTTGTCCCAGATGTATGCGATACTATCGATGAAATTGTCGCGGAGGAAGACGCCGTCGGCGTGGACAAAAGCGATAGCTGACCTCAAGTTACTTATACAACTGGTGATTTTGTTTAAATGAAGCTGGGTAGTTTACTTAAATCCTTAGCCCCCACCATTGCACAGGCGGCAGGCGGTCCAATGGCCGGTATGGCCGTCAAAATGGCGGCTAAGAAGATCGGCCTTCCTGAGACAGCTACCGCTAACGAGATCGAAGACCTTATTGAGCGTGAGCCCGATAAGGCACCCCTCTTAAAACAAGCCGACAAAGACTTTGAACAAAGCATCCGTGCTATGGAAATAGACCTGGAGTCTTTTAAGACGGAAGTCGCCGACAGGAAAGATGCTAGAGCTAAGTTTTCTACGGACTGGACACCTAAAGCGTTTAGCATGTTGGCTTTGGTGTTGTATGGCACTTACGTCCTGGCGGTAACCATAATGCCGCACGACCAAAACGACGAAACCATCATATCTCTGGTGCTAGGCCAACTATCGGGCATATTAGGTACGGCCGCCGCTTTTTTCTATGGCGGCTCTAACGGGAAAAGTAATGGATAATTTGATTGAGATGTTAAAACGCCATGAGGGCGTTAAAAGCAACGTATACCGTGATACGGGTGGTTTAGAGCATATTGGCTGTGGACGAAATATCGCTGAAAGCGGACCCGGACTGTCTGAAGACGAGATAAACTACCTTTTAAAAAATGATTTAGAGCGTTGTGCGGCGGAGCTTATCTCTGAATATGTTTGGTTTAGAACTCTGGAAGGCGCTCGTAAAGACGCCATTATGAACATCTTTTTTAACCTTGGAGCTACTCGTTTCAGAGGTTTCAAAAACGCCATAGCTGCTATGGAGAACCAAGACTACGACACTGCTGCGGTAGAGTTCATGGATTCCAGGTGGGCCAAACAGGTTGGTGGTCGAGCTTTAGAGCTTACCGACATTATTAAAGCGGGTAGCTATGTTTGAGTACGCGGCTACCGTGGTCAAAATCGTTGATGGAGACACGGTAGATGTTTTGGTGGACCTTGGCTTTGATACTTTTGTTGGCGGTAAACGTGGTCGTATTCGTCTGTATGGAATTGATGCACCCGAATCTAGAACCAGAGATAAAGATGAAAAAAGATACGGACTGATGGCTAAAGAGTTCGTAAAAGATTTTATGCCCGTTGGCACGGTAGTCACGCTTAAAACTTATAAAGACAAAGGCGGTAAATACGGTCGATATATGGGCGACTTTAAACGTCACGACAAGTGGCTTTGCGAAGAGTTAGTTAAAAACTATATGGCCGTTCCATACTTTGGCCAAAGCAAAGAATTAATACGAGAGGCACACCTAGCCAACAGACTGCATCTGGTATAAGATTCGCTACGACTATATGAGACGGAGACGTTATGGATGATTTAGTCGTGGTGCAGTTTGTTCAAAAAAAGATAAAAGAACGTAAGTCTTTGGTCTTAGATATTTTAGAAAACAACGGCGTTACCTCCCTGGAATCTTATAAACAACTCATGGGTGAGTTAGACGCTTTAAATTACATAGCACAGGAACTCTCGGGCCTGCTACAACAACAGGAGCGTATGCATGATTGAAGTCCCCGGTTATTTGGCGGATCAGCTAGATAAAGAAGCTGAAGAAGCTAAGAAAACAGAAGAAGAGGTTTCACGTGAAACTGCTGATACAGAGGGTGTCGACAGCATTTATGTTGACCCGCAAGATCGTGTCTTAGACCCTTCTAAGGCGGACGCTTCTCTCGTAGAGCGTATGCCCACTCCCACGGGCTGGCGAATGTTAATTCTTCCGTATCGAGGCAAGTCTAAAACAGACGGCGGCATATATATCCCCGATAAAGTTCTAGAGGACGGTCAGATTCAAACCGTTGTCGGATACGTGTTAAAGCAAGGACCGCTTGCTTATCAAGACACGAATAAATTTCCAAATGGTCCCTGGTGCCAGGAAAAAGATTGGGTAATTTTTGCTCGATACGCTGGTTCTAGGTTTCGTATAGATGGCGGAGAAGTCCGTATTCTTAACGATGATGAGATTTTGGCAACTATTTCTGATCCAGAAGACATTATTAGCTTTTAAGGGGTAAACATGGCAGAAGAAAAGAAGGAAAAAGCTTACGAGCCGGATGATGGCACCGTCGATATAGACGTTGGCAGCAACGAAGAGGAGCAAGAGGTCGAAGTATCGGTTTCTGGTGTGTCTTCAGAGGAGCCGGAGGAACGTGAAGAAAGTGAAGACGGTGATGAACATCAGCAATACACCGCTAGTGTCCAAAAACGCATAGATCGTTTGACTAAAAAGATGCGTGAAGCCGAAAGGCAACGCGAAGAGGCTTTAAGTTACGCTAAATCAGTTCAAACCGAGTCCGATGTCTTAAAACAGCGTGTAGATTCCTTGGATAAGGGCTACATGACGGAATATGGCTCTCGTTTGACTATCGAAGAACAGCAGGTTGAAAATGAGCTTAGGGCCGCGATAGATCGTGCAGACACCGAAGGCACTGTGACGGCACAGCGTAAGTTAAGTCAATTAGCGGTAGCTAAAGACCGTTACGAAACGGCTAAACAACAGCAGGAGCGCCAGGCACAACAGCAGGCCGCATACCAGCAGCAGGCTCCGCAACAGCCACAACAAGCGCCACAAACTCAACGCCCCGATCCAAAAGCAGAGGATTGGGCATCTAAAAACGACTGGTTTGGTTCTGACGAAGCCATGACTTTTGCGGCATTTGGCCTTCACAAAAGACTTGTCGAAGATGAAGGGTTTGACCCTAAGAGCGATGAGTATTATAGTGAGCTGGATGATCGTATACGGACCGAGTTTCCGCATAAATTTTCAGGAAGTCCTAGCAAACGTCCCGTCCAGAACGTTGCAGGCAGCTCTCGCTCAACGACGGGCTCTAAATCAGGACGCAACACCCGGAAAAAACTCACGCCCAGCCAGGTTGCAATAGCAAAGAAATTGGGTGTGCCGCTAGAAGAATACGCGAAATATGTCAAATAGGAGATGACTATGGCCACAAAAAAGAAAGTAGGTTTTGAGGGCGTAGATCGATCTTCTCGCGCTAAGGACACTAGGGAGAAGGAGCAACGGCGTAAGCCTTGGGCTCCCCCGTCCATGCTCGAAGCACCGCCTGCACCCGAAGGGTACAAGCACCGATGGATTAGGGCAGAAGTTCGCGGTTTTGATGACCGTAAGAACATTTCTGCTCGTTTGAGAGAAGGGTATGCGCTTGTGAGAGCAGACGAATACCCGGATTTTGAGGCTCCGGTGGTTGAATCAGGTAAATTTGAAGGTGTGTTTGGAGTTGGTGGATTGGTTCTCGCTCGTATACCGTTAGAAACGGTGCAGGAAAGAAGTCAATACTTTAAAGGAAAGAGTAAAGACCTTTTAGATGCCGTTGATCACGATATGATGCGAGAAAATGCTCATGAAAGCATGGCGATCAATAAACCTGATCGTCAATCTCGTGTAACTTTTGGTGGCCCACGAAAAGAGTAGGTCACCCCAATAAGGAGATGTTCCTATGGCAAATCAAGAAACTGCCTACGGTATGCGTCCTGTTGGGATAGTTGGTGCAGGTGTAAACTCTACCGGTGTAACCGAGTATGAGATTGCCTCCAACAACACAAATGTCATTTATCGATACGAAATCGTTGTCCCTTTGGCAGCGGGCGTAATTGATCAAGCTGGTGACACCGCTGGTGGCACCACGCAGGCACTTGGAGTCCTAATGGGCGTTCAGTATCATGATTCGGTTCAAAAGAAGCCGGTTTGGTTGGACTATTGGCCTGGTAGCGGAAGCGTTAGCGTGGATACAAATTATCCTGTTAAAGCTTTTGTTGCAGACAATCCAAATCAGATTTTTCAGGTTGCAAGCGATGCAAGTCTCACTGACCGTGCGACTGCGTTGGCTACAGTCTTTTCAAATACTGATTTGGGCACGTCAGCTCGTTCAGGTAGCACAAACACTGGTCGTTCCAGTGCGGCTGCCAGCGTAGCTAACGTTGCTGTGACTGCGACATTACCGCTGCGTATTGTTGGGATTGCGGACAATGAAGCAAACAGTGACTATACCGCTGCTGGTATACCTCTGTTGGTTCGTTTGAACGCGCATTTTAACGCTGGAACCCGCAGGTTTGATTCTCAAACCACTGCGGATTCTACCGGCATTTAAGGGGGTTTAACTAATGGCTATTTCTCGCGCACAATTAGCGAAAGAGCTAGAACCCGGCCTAAATGCCTTGTTCGGGCTCGAATACGACCGATACGACAACGAGCATGCTGAGATTTTCGAAACCGAAAGCTCAGATCGTGCATTCGAAGAAGAGGTGATGTTATCTGGTTTTGGCACTGCGCCAGTTAAATCAGAAGGTGGATCAATCTCGTTTGACGACGCGCAGGAAACTTACACTGCTCGTTACACTCACGAGACAATTGCTCTGGCTTTTAGCATCACGGAAGAAGCGGTAGAGGACAACCTGTACGATAGGCTGGCTGCTCGATATACCCGTGCCTTGGCACGGTCTATGTCTCAGACCAAGCAAATCAAGGCTGCTTCTGTCCTGAACAATGCTTTTGACACTGCTTACCCGGTAGGCGATGGCGCTGCGCTTTGTTCATCAACTCACCCTTCTTTGAGCGGAAACCAGCGTAACCAGCTTGCTGTGGCAGCGGACCTCAATGAGACTTCGCTTGAGCAGATGCTGATTGATATTGCTGGTTTGACTGACGAACGTGGTCTGAAGATCGCTGTACGTGGCATGAAGTTAATTATTCCTAAAGAACTGCAATTTATTGCAGAGCGAGTAATTAACTCTAATCTGCGTTCTGGCACTGCGGACAACGATCTAAACGCCATGAAGTCTATGGGGATGCTCCCTGACGGTGCGGTGGTTAACCACTTTCTCACCGACACAGATGCTTTCTTCATTAAAACAGACGCTCCTAACGGTTTTAAGCTGTTCGAGCGTACTGCCATTAAGACTGGCATGGAAGGCGATTTTGATACTGGAAACATGCGCTTCAAGGCCCGTGAGCGATACAGCTTCGGCGTCTCTGATTGGAGAGCGGTTTTCGGAACCGATGGCGCTTAATCACCTAAATGGTGTGAGAAAAGGGGTGGCTTGTGCCGCCCCTTTTTTTATCGTATCGTACACAAATTCCTGACAGTCACATCCCGTGACTGACACTAGCCTCGACAGGAGTAACACATGGCTACTACTACTTTTTCTGGCCCTATTAAGACCGGAACCATCAAAGACACCACTGGCACAACTGTTGGCACTAACGTAGCCAATGTAGGTTCTGTTGTGATGGCCCAATCCGCTATACCAAATATCACAGGCGCAAGCCAACTCAATCAAAGGATGGCAATAGTGCCTGCCAATTCTCAAATTGTTGATGTAATTGTAAACGTCACTACCGTTGGAGATGACACTGGAGCGGCTACTATCTCAGTTGGAACTGCGGCTGATCCAGATGCTTTCTTAGCGACTGTAAACACCAAGGCTCTTGGCACTACTCACGGAACGCTAGACGCAGAAGCTACTAACGTCGGCACTACTGATTTAGAGGTTTTGGCTGATTTCACGGGAGCTACTGGCGACGGCACAACAGGCGTTGCAACAGTTACGGTTATGTATATTCAGAACAACAACCTGTCTTAATAGGAGCTAAACATGGCCGGATCAGATGTTAAAACTAAACGGCTGACCGCCGTTGGCTCTGCTGCTGTTGGTCCCGCTCGTATACGTCAAATACAAGTGTTGACCGACGATGTTGGTGCTGGTCGCCTCACTATTACTGATGGTAATGGTGGGGCTACCGCCCTTGACATTGATTTTAAGCAGAACGACTCGCATTCAATAAACATACCCGATGAGGGTATTCGCGTGTCTGACATATATGTCTCAGTAGAGACGAATATTACGGCGATAACTGTCTTCTATAGTTGATAACTATGGCGGAAAAAAAGAAAAAGGGGTCGATGAAAGGCTACACCGTCAAAAGCGGTGATAAACGACCCACTAAGAAAGGTGCAGGAATGACCAAAAAGGGGGTTGCGAAATACCGCAAGGAAAACCCTGGTTCTAAACTGCAAACCGCCGTAACCGGAAAAGTTAAGAAAGGTAGTAAAGCCGCAAAACGACGTAAGTCGTTTTGTGCGCGTTCTGCTGGACAGATGAAAAAATTTCCAAAAGCGGCTAAGAACCCTAATTCCAGGTTGCGCCAAGCTAGGAAACGGTGGAAGTGTTAAAAGTGGTAGAAGTTACTATACACGATGTTGATAAGCGGTTAAGCAATGTTGAAATAACGTTAAATCGTTTAGAAAACAATCATTTAGCGCATGTGGAGAAAAAGATCGACAAACTGGATAATCGTTTGTGGATGCTCTTATCCGTTGTTTGTGTTGAGGCAATTGGGATAATAGGGATTTTATTGAAATGAGTCGCGTAAGAACTGGGACAGTCGTGCCTGCTTCTAAGTGCGGCGTCATTAAGATGGCTAAAGGTGGAGAAGCAAAAAAGAAAAAGGGTAACAAAATATGCCCAGAAGGCATTGCTTGGGCAAAACGTACCTTTGATACCTATCCCAGTGCTTATGCCAATTTAGCGGCCTCTAAATACTGTAAAGACCCTAATTACGCAAAGAAGTCGAAGAGAAAGAAGCGTGGGTGATTTAAAGAAGTGGGTTGACCAGGACTGGGTCAGGATAGACAGCTCCGGCAACATCGCCGGGAAATGCGGCACGTCTAAGGATAAAAAGAATCCTGATCGGTGCTTGCCAAGATCAAAGGCAGAAAGCCTGTCCAAGAAAGAACGTGCAGCCACTGCTCGTAAAAAGAAACGAGAGGGCAAAAAGGGTAAACAGGTTGTTTCTAACACCAAGAAAGCCAAAGTTCGCAATTTAAACATGGGTGGCGAAGTGAGTCGTGGGTGTGGGGCAATCATGTCTAACCGTAAAAAAAGAACACGGTATGCATGAATTCTTTGTTGACGACGAAAAAAAGATTTACAATGAAATTAGAGAGTGGTCAAAAACACTCCTAGAAGAAAACAACCCAGATTTCAATGGGTTACCCGCTTGCCCATATGCCAAAGCAGCTTGGGCAGCGCAACGGGTTTCGGTTATTTTTAAACGCGATCCCGCGAATTATCATGACTTGTGGTCAGTCATATCTACCTGGGACGACAAGGTGGATTTGGTAATTATCGTGGACCTGGCGTTTCCCGAAGACTCGGAAGCCTTCCACGAATACCTCGATGACATCAATCAAGCCATATCTGACGGTATGTTCATAGACCGGGACATCTGGGTTATGGGATTTCACCCAGACCAGGAGCCCAATGAGCTTGTAGACAACGGCTCTTTTGAGCCAACAACCGCAGAAGAATATGCGATGATATTCGTTCAGCGCCTTAGTAAGCTGGAGGAATCAGCGGATAAGATACGAAAATTAGGTTATTATGAGCGTTATTTTGACGCATATGACGTTGAAAACATGTACAAGGTTCGTCACGAATTTTACAGGAGATTGAAAGATGGCAATGAGCCCTAGAAAGAAAGAAGCCGGTGCTGGAGGCACTAGCCGGTCTGCGGTAAACATCGGTAATGCAGCTCCTGGCGGCAAGAAAGCTAAAAAGCCTAAAAAAATGAGGGGCGGTGGGGACGTAGGCGGCCCAGCTAAGAAGAGAGGTGGATAATCATGGTTGCAGCGACTCTTGCTAGAAAGGCACTTACCAAAGGCACTCAAGCGGCAAGGCGCGCCGCAGCGGCAGCGAAAAAGAAAGCCGCTAAAACGGTAAAGAAAAAGGCGAAAACCGCAAAGAAAAAAGCTACAAGAACAGCCACGCAGGCGACTCGTAGGGCCAAACGTGCCGCTAAAAAGGTTAAACCCAACACATCAGGCGTGATTGTTGGAGGTGTATTGACCGAAGGTGCAAACAGAGCCGCAGAGGCGGTGGGTAACAGAAGGCAAAAGCCGGATGCCTCCCAATTTGATCAACGTTTGGACCGGGCGGTAAGGCGAAGCAGCCCTACGGGTATGAAGAGGGGCGGTAGTGTTAGAGGAAGAAGTAAAAAATGACCGTTTCTGGCTCCAAAAACTTTGAGTTAGACGTCACCGAATACATCGAGGAGGCGTTCGAGCGTTGCGGCAGAGAAGTTCGTACAGGTTACGACATCAAGACCGCTAAACGCTCTATGAACCTGTTGTTTGCTGATTGGGCAAACAGAGGGCTCAACTCCTGGACGATAGAGCAGTCCACACAGGCTCTGGTTGCTGGAACGGCAGAATATACGCTTGGCTCAGATACCATAGACATTTTGTCAGCAGCCGTTCGCCGCGATAACGTGGATTACAACATACAGCGGTTAAGTCGTGACGATTACCTGGGTGTGCCTAATAAAACCACGCAGGGACGTCCCTCACAGTGGTTTCTGGACCGTCTAATCAGCCCGGTGTTAAAGCTGTGGCCTGTCCCGGAGAACAGCACAGATGTGATCGTGTTTGATCGTTTGGTCCGAATGGACGACGCAGACACGGCTCAGAATACGGTGGAAATGCCGTTTAGATTTTATCCTTGTTTGGCGGCAGGGTTGGCGTACTACATTGCCATCAAGAAAGCCCCAGACAGAGTGCAGTTATTGAAAGCCGTGTACGAAGAGGAGATGGAGCGGGCCATCAGTATGGACCGTGACCGGGCTTCTTTTAACATTGTGCCAAGCTTGGCGTACTCGCAGAATTTGTAATGGGTAAATTTGCTGTTGGTAAAAATGCCTATGGCATATCAGACAGGAGCGGGTTTCGCTACAAGCTGAACGAAATGAAGCGGGAGTGGAATGGTCTTCTGGTGGGCAAAGATGAGTGGGAAAAGAAACAACCTCAGTTAGAGCCCCGAAGAACCATTACAGACCCGCAGGCTTTGCGTAATCCCAGACCGGATCGCGTAGAGCCTATGAACGTTTATGTAGGCTTGCCTACCCCGGATGCCCCGAATTTACGGCCTGTAACCGGATTTGGTCAGGTTGGTAGCGTGACAGTGGTGATTTCATGAGTTTTACTTATGACGAGTTAAAAACGGCGATACAAGACTACACTCAAAATTCTGAAACCAGTTTTGTAAATAACCTGCCTGTTTTTATTCGCGTGGCTGAAGAGCGTATCTTAAAGAACGTTCAGCTTACGCTTTTTCGTAAGAATGCCACGGCGACTACCACGGCGAGTAACCAGTATTTAGCGGCTCCCAGCGATTTCCTGGCCCCGTTTTCTTTGTCGTTTACGACGGGTGGAGACAAGACGTTTTTGGACTATAAAGACGTTAATTTTGTCCAGACGTACAACCCGGACCCAACAGATACCGGTGCCCCCAAATATTATGCGTTTTTTGATGACGCCAACTTTTTGCTTGGACCCACGCCCGATGCAAATTACGACGTGGAGTTGCACTATTTTTATCGCCCAACAAGTTTGACTGCGGGGGCAGGAAGCGGCACTTCCTGGTTAAGTGAAAACGCTGAAATAACGTTGTTATACGGGTCATTGATAGAGGCGTACACCTATATGAAAGGTGAGCCGGATATGATGCAAGAATACGAAAAGCGGTTTGCCGAGGGAGTCGTAGCCATGAAGAATTTTGGTGAGGCTAAAGAAGTAACCGACGCATACCGAACAGGTTTGGTTATCAGGGATAAGACATGATTCAAGGCGTACAAACATCAGTAGACAATGGCTTTAAGGTAGAAGTTAAAACCACTAGCAATCGTGGTTGGACGCCGGAAGAACTGGCAGATCGAGCCTTAGACAAGCTGCTGCATGTTAGTAAAGACGCTGATGAGCAGGTGAGGGCACAAGCCCTTGTTTTTAAAGAGCAAATTAGACAAGTTTTGGTGTTTTACATGAAAGAGGCCATCAGATCAGATAGGACCACTATTTGTGCAGAACTCGAAAAGCAAGGCCAAAAAGAATTGGCCAACATTATCCGTAAACTATAGGAGAGGCCCCTTATGGCTATTACTCAAGCAATGTGTACGAGCTTCAAAGTGGAGCTTCTTAACGGTATACACGCATTTGGAACAACTGTTGCTCGTGGTGGCACCACTGCGGACAGCATGTACATTGCCTTGTACACCAGCTCTGCAACTCTGGATGCTACGACTACAGCGTACAGCGTGACTAACGAAGTGTCCGGCACAGGCTATTCTGCTGGTGGAAACGCGCTTACAGCGGTAGCACCTACCAGTTCTGGAACCACAGCGTTTACTGATTTCAACGACACCACCTGGTCAACTGCGACTATTACTGCTCGCGGTGCATTGATCTATAACAGCACTCAGTCTAACAAAGCTGTAGCGGTGTTGGATTTTGGCGCAGACAAGACGTCTACAGCCGGTGACTTTACTATTGTGTTCCCAACTGCGGACGCTAGTAACGCGATAATTCGTATTGCGTAGAAGGTGCTAGATGGCTGACGTTGTTGTCCCATTAGGCGGATGGAACTACGGCACCTGGGGTGCCGGAGAGTGGGGTAACAATAGCCCGGCTTTGCCTGTCGGCACCGGGCAGATAGGAAGCGTAGCCGTTTCTGGCGCAGCTACGGTAGCTGTAACGGGTATCAGTGGTACTACAGGACTTGGTACTGCAACGGCGCAGGCAAACGCCACGGTATCTGTAACAGGCGTAAGCGCCACAGGTATCGCCAACTATGCCGTTTGGGATGCCATCGTCTATTTAGACGGTTGGGGTCGCGCAGGCTGGGGCGATTTTGCTTTTGGCGAGGGCAGTATTTCCGTACAGGGAACTACTGCGTTAGGCACAGCGGCACTGGGTTTAGGTGCTTCGGTCTCTGTAACAGGAGTCGAGGCGACTACTACGTTAGGGAATGTCGTTGCCAATGGCGATGGTGCCATTGATGTATTAGGCAACGCAGCGACCGGTCAGATAGGCACTGCGTCTGTAGAAGCAGATGCCATTGTCGCGGTAACAGGGGTCCAAGGCACCGGCCAACTAGGTATAGCGGGTCCAATAACCACGGTAGATGTTGCCGTTACCGGGGTTCAGGGCACAACAGCTCTTGGAAGCCCGACTGTTACTGGTATTGCGACAGTAAATGTTACCGGCGTACAGGGTACGACGGCGCTAGGAACGGCCACAGTAGACCTTGTTATAGAGGTCAATGTTACGGGGGTTCAGGGCACAACAGCTCTGGGCTCGACAACACAAACGGGTACGGCAAATGTTTACCCAGCGGGCGTACAGGCCGTAGGACAGGTAGGAAATGTATTAGTTTGGGGGCAGATAGTTCCTGCTCCTGGAACAAGCTGGTCGGGGGTCACTCCAGCACCAGGCACAACTTGGACGGAGATAGCCGCATGATAAAAGTAAATGAAGCCAAGAGCATAGATGGCGTGATCGATCCCAAGCACGAAATAGAGATAGTTTGTGCCAATTGTGGTTTTGATCTTGATGAGTCTGAGCTAGAGGCTGATACTTGTTCTGATTGCGGTCAGGCTTTGTCTTTAAAACAAAGCACTAAAATATATGCAACCAGCGTTCCCGCAGCTACGGGTGATGCTTCGTTATAGTCCCTGGAGATATAGATGGCTACTTATGTAAACAATCTAAGATTAAAAGAAATTGCTACTGGTGATGAAAGTGGCACTTGGGGAACCAGTACTAATACTAACCTTGAGCTGATTACCGACGGTTTTAGCTACGGCACAAAAGAGATTGCCGCTGATGCTAACGAAACCTTCACCATGCCTGACGCTACAGCAGATGCCACGCGCTCACTGTACTTAAAATTCA